ATGATCATGGACGAGCAGACCATCGGCGCTGCTCAGCAATTCAGCACAGAGCTGACCGTGATCGGCCAGTACGCGAGTTCGGCCAAGACCGCCCTGGCCGCCGAATTCATGCCTGTCCTGGCCCAGCTTAGTAAAGATTTGGCCGGAACCACCAAGGAGGCGGGTGGGCTGCGGAACGTTATTGGCGAGTTCGCCAACGACTTCATTGAGGTGACTGCCGTTACCGCCAGCTTGGCTGACGGCATTGGGCGAGCGTTCAAGATCACGGCTGGAGGTATCGCCAGCGGCTTCGCCACCACCATGGCCTACCTGCAGAGCATCGGCGCAACCGCCAATAGCCTGCTCGGTGCCGTGACCTTCGGCGACATGTCGAAGGAGTTCAAGCAGAACGCGGATCAGTTGACCAACGATGCCATTATCAACTCGCGAACGGCGGGAAGCATCGTGGCTGATCTGGCTCAGGAGTTCAGTAAGCCTTGGTCCGGCGACACCATTCGAGAATACGTCAAGGAGGCCAAGAAGGCCGCGGCGGACATGAAGGTCATTGTCCCCCCAGGCGGTGGAAACTCAGGGTTTGTTGGGCAGACCGATGCCGAGAAAGCAGCTGCAAAAGAGGCTGAAGCGTCCGCCAAGAAGCTGAATCAGTCATTCGAGACTGCTGAAGAAAACCTGCAGCGGCAAATCACGCTGATCAACACCAGCACCGATGCCCGCAAGAATGCGACCGAGGTTGCCAAGCTTCAATTTGAAATTGAGTCGGGCAAGCTGGTTGGCATCAATGCCAAGCAGCAGGAGCGGCTGAACGGTCTTGCTACCGAGCTCGATCGTCTCCAGCAACTGAAGAAAGCCAACGAAGATGCAGCGAAGGCGCGCGCATTTGGCGACACACTATCGCAGGCCAACCGCACTGCCCGAGAAGGTTTCGACCTTGAACTTGCCGGTGCTGGCAGCGGGGACAAACTGAAGGAGCGACTCCAGGCTAACCTGGCCATCCAGCAGGATTACCAGTCCCAGCTTGCCGATCTGCAGAGGCAGTACAACGGTGGCGATATCAGCCAGGAGTTGTACACGCAAGAGACCGATCTGCTGCGCCAGGCACTTGATGAACGCATGGCAATCCAACAGGAGTACTACGCCCGGCAAGACGAGGCGCAGAACAACTGGCTGGATGGGGTCTCTTCTGCCTGGGAGAACTATCGCGATTACGCGGTCGACTACCAGCAGCAGGCTGCTGACTTTACGGCGAGCACACTGGATACGCTGACCGGGGCGGTGGGTGATGGTATTGCCGACATGATCCTGGAGTCTGAGAGCCTCGGCGATGCCTTCGGCAATGTCGCTGGCACCATGGCTAAAAGTATGATCAACGCCCTGGCGCAGATGGCTGCGCAGTGGCTCGTGTACCAGGCTGTGCAGCTGGTCGCCGGCAAGGCCACCCAGGCCAGCGCCGCCACCACGTTGATTGCGAATGCCCAGGCCACATCCTTCCAGGCGCAGTTGGCGGCCTTCGCCAGTACTGCAGCTATCCCGATCGTTGGACCGGTCCTGGCTCCCGCAGCCGCAGCGACCGCTGCAGGCATTACGGCGCCAATGGTGGCCGGTGTAGCGAGTGCAGCGCTTGCCGGTATGGCGCACGACGGTATCGACTCCATTCCCGAGGACGGCACCTGGTTCCTCCAGAAAGGCGAGCGAGTAACGACCGCCGAGACCAGCGCGAAGCTGGATCGAACTCTCGAGGATGTCAGGTCCAAACAGGCCGGGGGCGGGACAGTCGTCAACATCATCGGGGATCGGTCCAAAGCCGGCACAGTGGAGCGGCGAACCAACCCCAGCGGCCAGGAGGAAGCCAACGTGTTCGTTGCGGACATTTGGAATGGTGGAGATCGGTCGCAGGCCCTTGAGGAAGCCTACGGGCTCACCAGACGAGGAAGTTGATCAATGGCAGATATCGATTATCCGAAGCAACTGCCGACTCCTCTGCAGGAAGGTTACGCACTCGATACCCAGGACCCTGTCACTCGCACTCAGATGGTGACAGGCCGGGTCAGGAGCCGCATTAAAAACCGCTATGTGCCTTTGTATGTAGACGCCACGTTCATTTTCAACGGGCAGCAGAAGGCGTTCTTCGAGGCCTGGTACTCGCGGACGCTGAACGAAGGCATCGAGTGGTTCAACTGCCCACTGAAGATTGACGGCACCGTCGAAATGTATGAGGTCCAATTCGCCCGAATCTACCAGGGTCCTACCCTGGTTCAGTTGTCGTTCTGGCGCTACACATTCCGGCTGATGCTTCGCCGGAAACCGTTGATACCCGAAGGATGGGAGCAATTCCCGGATCTCTGGTTCGGCATGAACCTTATCGACCTCGCAGTTAACAGGGAGTGGCCCAAAGCATGAGCCTGATCGAGGAGTGTTATGCCTCGGGTAAGGGTGAGTTGGTGGTTACGGTTGAAGGGCGGGAGGAGGGCAGCACGTTTTCCCATCTGTACTGCTCAGGGTACGAGGATCGTATCTGTACCACGGAGGATGGGCGCACGCTCCCTTTTATCGCGATGGCCATGGACCTTGCCCTGCCCAAGAACGACAACAGCGCTTTCCAGAGCCTGGTGCTGGGCCTGGACAACGTTACCGGTGAGGTGCAGGAAGTCGTCGAGGCGGCCAAGGCCGCCGGCAAGCGGTTCATCGTCACGGTCCGCATCTACCTGGCTGAAGACCTTTCGTTCCCGCAGGAGCGATATCGCATGACGTTGCTCAGCCGGGAGTATGAAGACGACGTGGCCAAGCTCACCGCTGGCTTTTTTGACCTGCTTAACACCAACGGTCTGCGCACCATGCTGACCGCCACCCGAGCTCCTGGCCTGAAGTACATCTGACCATGATCGAAAAATTCATGCGCACCCCGTATCGCGAGGGTGCCCGGGGGCCTATTGCCTTCGATTGCTGGGGCCTGTGCATTGCGGTTCGCCATGAGGTGTTCGGTTTTCCGCTGCTGCCAAGCCTCGGCGCGGTGGGCAAGGACAAGCTCAAGGCCAACACCACCGCCTATCACGACCTGCGTCAGGGAATGGAGGAATGCGCCGCGGAACCCGGGGCCATTGCTGCCGTGTTCCGCGGCGCGCTGTGCCTGCACGTCGGCGTGGTGGTGGAAAGCGAGGGCCGGCTGAAGGTGCTGGACACAAACCCCGGTGGCGCCTGCCTCCGGACTACTGGCGAATTTGAAGCCGCGCATCCAAGGGTGGTGTACTACCGTGATCGAGTTCTACCCGAACAAGCTCAGTGACACGGCGCCTCTGGGCACCTGGAAGACCGACCGCCGGATGACTATCGAGGAGTGGCTGAAGAGCCAGGCCCCGTCGTACGAGCGCCGGGAAAGCCCGCCGATCAGCGCCGTGCTGAATGATGAGGTGATCGAGCAGGTCGACTGGCACAAGGTCGCTTTCAAGCCTGCCGACCTGCTGCAGATCTACCGCGAACCGAAGGGAACCGACCCGTTCTCCATCACCTTCGCGCTGTTCAAGGGCGCCAAGGCGGTGCTCAAGTCGATCATGCCAAAGATGCCGGGCATGCCGTCCAATGCCGGCACTCAGCAGGGCGATCCCTTGACCGAGGCCAGCGCCAAGGGCAACAAGGTCAAGCTTGGCGAGCCGGTGCGGCAGATCGCCGGTCACCAGCGGACCTACCCTTCGTACCTTGCTCAGCCGCGGCGCTTTCATGTTGCGCCTCGCGACCAGCGGGTAGAGATGCTGCTGTACATCGGCGAAGGCGAATACGAGGTACAGGATTCGAAGGTCAAGGTCGGGGAGACCCCGATTATTTCCCTGGGCGCTGACGCCTCATTCAAGATTTACCCGCCAGGCGCCGACCTGTCGGCCGACCCGGCCCACATCAACTGGTTCAACGTTCCAGAGGTCGGCGCCAGTTCCAGCGGGTCAGCCGGGCTTGAGCTGACCATGGCCACCGACCTGACTAGGACAGCAGCGGCTTCTGTCTATCAGTTCTCCGGCGAGACGATCAGCGTGCCGTCGGGCTCCGGCCAGTTCCCGTCTGACTGGTCAAGCGGGATCATCGTTCGCGTTCTCGCCCCGTATAGCTATGAGGTGGTAGATGGAGGCGCCGGTCGCGACATCGTCCGCGGCCCACTTGAGATGCTGAATCCAGCCCCGGGCATGACCATTGAAGTCGCAGGCTACAACGCCGGGCTTTACGTGGTGAACAGCTACACGCCAGGGGTTCCTGAGGTTCTTCCGAGCCCCGGCTCAGAGTCAACGCTGACCGGATCTGCGGCACCGACAACTTACGACTTCAGCGCTACCCCGCTGGCGTTCTTCGTTGCCCGCGGTGCGTCCAGCTACCCGATAACCCTGAACACCAACACCGTCGATATCGGCGGACTTGTATCGGCGATCAACGCCCAGCTGTCCGGAAAACCAATCCAGGTTCGCCAGAATGGCGGGCGCCTGCAGTTCTTCGAGATCGCCCCGTTTGTCGGTCAGGCCATCACTTCGAACGGAGCATCGCCGATCCTCGGCGCGTCACCAGTTGGTGTTACTGGAACCGAGACCACCAGCGGATCTCCGGCAATTGTGGCCGAGATGACCCTTGATTATGACGGAGGGTCGCCAGTTGTCGGGCTCGCCCTGGGTCGCGGGCTGGCCACCATCGGGCCTCGCGGCCTTCGGTACCGCATCACCGCATTCAGCGAAAGCCTGATCGAGGTTGAGCGGCTCTCGTCTTCAGGCGCTCTTGATGCCGGATGGCCTGGCTTCGACAACATGCAGACGGTGAACGGCCTGATAACCCTGGACCCTTCAAACCTCCAGGGCGGTTACCGCGGGCCGTTTGCGATGAGCCCAGATGGCGAGCTGGTAACCGAGATCGAATGGACCGTTACCTACTCCAATGGCCTGTGTGGTATCGGGCGCGAGGGGCAGATCTACGACATCCAGACTTTCTACTCGTTCGAGTATCGCGACATGGATGTGGCCGGTGCCTGGACTGTTCTCGACATGATGGACACCGGTGGATCTCTGGATGCTCAGGGGTTCACCAACAGGGTAGCCCTGCCGTACCCGATGCGGGCCGAGGCGCGTATTCGAAAGCGCCAGGTTGACCGCCCGGGCCGGGTAGATGACGAGGCGCGAGACGATTCCACCTGGACCGACCTGCGCGGGCGCATGCGGAACTCGCCGACCAGCTACCCAGGCCTTACGGTTATGACCTGCAGCATCCGCGGCGGCGATCGTCTCTCTGCTCAGTCTGAGAGCCAGATCAGCGCCGAGGTCACGCGAATTCTTCCGCTGATGGATGGCGGAAAAGGCCCTACACGCGACATCGCTCCATGGTGCATCTACCAGCTCAAGCAGCGCGGGTACGTCGACGACGACCTCGATATGCCGGAGTGGCGAGCATTCCACGACATCTGTGTTGCCAGAGGGGACACCTACGACGACACGCTAGATTCGACGATCACGGTCAAGGACATGCTCAACAATGCCCTGGCCTGCGGATTCGGTGAGCTTGTAACGTTCCGCGGGCTGGTTCGCCCAGCCAGGGACGCCGCTCGGGATGCGTTCAATGTTCACTACGGGCCGAAGACGCAGACCTATTCGCCGCAGAACATGACCAAGATGCTGAAGATTAGCGGCGCGATGCCGTCGATCAACGACTTCGATGGGGTCGATATCGAGTATCTCTCGCGAGAAACATGGGCCTGGGAGACGGTCGAGTGCCGTTGGCCGGGTGACCTAGGCACCAAGGTCGAGAAGATCAAGATGCCAGGATTCAGCGACGAGACTAGGGCCTGGCGGTTCGGGATGCGTCGGCGTGGCCACCAGAAGTACCGCACGGACGTGTACAGCTGGGAAACCGAGATGGACGGCAGCAACAGCGGCTACCTGAGCTTCGCAGCCGTTGCCGACGATGCGCCGAAGCGCTGCCAAAGCGCGATTCTGCTGGCCTTCTCCGTCACCAGCAGCGGTACGTTTTTGCGGACCTCCGAGCCACTGGACTGGAGCGCAGGAGGCGAACACCGAATCGGCGTCCGTCGCCTGGACGGCACGCTATCTGGGCCGTGGACCGCCATCCAGGCGGACCCCTACACAGTGAGGATCGACGCGCTGGACTTTACCCCGGTTG